TGGTAGTATATTAAGAGTTATCAACTCATATGATAACCGGTAATAAGGTAGGAGGAGATGTTAGTCTCCTCCATAGGGGTCGAGTCCACCCTTCTCTTCCCCTGTATACGTGAGGGATCGGTTTTATGGTCTCCAATTTGGCACGTGATTGCCTGTATCTAGCCCTCTAGCCTCTTGTCGCTGCTCTAAGGACATACCTAGCACTAAATGGTTAGCACTGCTCTGAGGGTCGTCTAGGAACGCCTCAAGCTGATCCATAAATTCCTCATTCTTTCTGTCTTTTATAGCTTCTAACGCACTTATATGTAGAGCATCTGTAAAATACTTGACACCCTGTGCTAGACAGTCTAATCTGTCGTCGTGCTTAACTGCACCTTTTTGACGACACATACGACTCATCTGGTAAAATAGCATATAGAGGAGCCGCTCTTCAGGCGGACTGTCTCTGTTTGACCTATAGTCCCAGTCAATAACACCCCTATCCACAACAAGGCGATGTTGGTTAAGAATAGGCTCAAGGCTGTCAATAATACGATCTTCTTTTCTGACATTTGCTCTGACTTCTTCAATATATATGTTTTGTTTTGTCTGTATAAGATGTTTTTTAAATAATTCACTTACGATGCCGTCTCCGAAGTTTGTTTCGATAACCAAGCTTGTAACATTGTACTTTTTACATCCTCTAAGGATGTCGAGCAAGGTATTATCACTGTACCCGTCTCTGTACGCTCGCACTTCATGCAAATAGATGATTCCGTTCTTTTGGGATAAATAACAAGCCGCTGTTTCGTCTGTACCCCTACCGGATGGGTCGACACTACAAATGGTTTCGTCATATTCTCCCCAAGTTCCTTGCAGTTGCATAGGTGAATAGAAATAGTCTCCCGGTAGTCCAACTGTTGGGGCATCTTTGATAACATTGGCTGGATCTGAGCACCATATAATGTTTTCGGGTGCAGTATCAGGGTTAACGCTAGTAACAATGAGATCTGCCATCTTAAGTGGAAATTTTTCTGCATCTGATAGGCTTGTGTCTAATTGGAACTGTAACATGTAGTTAGATCGACCCATAGACGCTTCTCTTTCAAGTAAATCGTCGTTTGTAAACCGATCATCTGTAGGAGCCCATTCTTCAACCCCTTCATCTATATCTACCTGTAATTCAGGAGCTAGTAGCCCTTCGTATTGGGTAATGTTTTTACCTCTTGGGTATCTGGCCGGCCAAACCAAGGGACGATACGAACGCTCTGCCAACTTACGATAAATAGTAAAAGTAGTCTGAGGAGTCCCGAGATACATAATACGGCTATCACTTTTCGGCGTGAGGATGGATTCTGCTTCAGTACAGAGTTGAAGTAGTTTTTCACGCATCAACTCCGTCATGCTGTTTCCCGGTACCTCTACGTCGTCGAGGATCATAAGATCCGCTCGTGATCCAGTTAACTGTCCCGTAATACCTACGGACTTTACGGAGGGGGCTTGGTGTGGGCTGCAACTTACGTCGAAGCTTATACGTGACCACCTTGAGTCGTCGGATTTGGGTCTTAAAAAATTTAACCATGGTGTTTCTATAATAAGTTTCTGTAAAAAGATGGACATGTTATCTGCACGTTCTTTAGACGCAGAGATAATCATGATCTTTCTTTCGGAGTCATTAAATAAAGTCCATAGAACAAAAGCACCAGTAATCCAGCTCTTACCAACGCCCCGAAACGCCTGTATTTGTAGTCGCTTGGGACCAGTCTGCAAGTAATCAGCAATCGCATATTGTGCCCTCGTAGGTGCAGGCAACCCTAGCTCATGCCAGAGTGCCTGTAAAAACATTTTAAAGTCTTGTCTTAATAGTTGTAGACTGTTCATTAATATAAGTCCTCTTTAGTTATACCGTGTAGCATATCAACATGTGGTGGTAAATTAGGATCTGCTTGCATAACTTGCTGTATTTCACCTCGTTTATCTGGTTCAATCTTATGACCTTTTAATGCAGCCTTAAGTGCTTTTTTCCAATCTTTAGGATTTGTAATAGGCGATATATCACCCATCCATTTTAATCTACCAGTATCTTGTAATTGTTTTAAAACCAATACGTCTCGTTTTTTATCATAGTCAAGTAAAAGTCGTTTACCATCTGGAAATGTAAAGTTTTTGTTATTAGAAGAAGATATAAAAGAAATGTTAGATGAAGATATTAAAAAGTTGGTAGATAAAGTAGATAAGAAAGCTTGGGGGTGGATGAATGATACATACTGAG